ACGGCGTTCGAGACGGAGAGTTCGACAAGCTCCTTGTCGGTCTTGTCCTTCATCATCGCAGAGGCGCGGCTGTCGAGATCGGTCGAGAAGCGGACTAGTCGGCCCGCGACCTGACGCTGAACGTCGGGCTGCGTGAAGAGGTCACCGGCTTCGGCGATGAACTCGCGGTTCCGCTCGTTCATAAACTCGTCGATGTCGTCAGGCGTGGCGCCGGAGTTGATGCGGCGTTCGACTTCCTGTGCGGTCTCGGTCTCGAACTTCTGCTGACGGGCGGTCGCGGTCGTCGAGTTGTAGGCGCGCTGATAGGCGACGGACTGCGCCAGCGCGGGGTCCATTTCGGCGCCCGATGCGGCGTCGGTCGAGCCTTGGCCAAAGTCCACTTCGGCCTGTTCACGACGCTCATTGATGTCGTTCTCATAGAAGGCTTCAGCCGTGCGCTGCGTCTGGCCGAGGAACTGTCGAAGGGCCTCGCCCTGCGGATCGGCGCGGAAGGCGTCACGAAGGCTGGCGCGGACCTGAACGGCGTCGGTGCGGGTGTCGCGGTTGAGCGGAGCGATGCTGTCACGGTTGTTCGTGATGCGATCCTGCGCCGTGCGACGGGTGTTGTTGCGGGAGAGATCAGCCATTCAATGCCGGTCCTTTCGACGCGGCGCGCTGCGAAGCCTGAATACCCTTGCCCTGATAGTAGCCGCCCATACCGGCTTGAGCGATCCGAAGACCGGCGCCGAGAATGGTGGGTTGGCTGACACGAGAATACATGGAGTTGGCTTCGGCCGAGGCCGCTTTGTGCTGGTTGTCGGCGTTCTGCGAAATGCGCTCGTCGGCGAGCGCGCCCTGCATGGCGCTGTCTTGGAGAAGGGAGAGAACTGAACCCGTCGTATTTAGCCCCTGCTGGCCAGCGGCGACCCGGATGCGGGCCTGTTCGCGGCGGACTTGGCGCTGACGGTCGTTGAGTTCTGCGCGCTCTTGGGATTCGATCTGGGCGGTCTGTTCGGCAAGCTGCGCGGTGATGGCCTTGTTCTGGGCCTTGGCTGCTTTGATCTCGCCGATGGTGGTGGCTGCGGTGGAGACGACGGCGAGGGTCGTCATGATCGTCACTGGATCACAGATGTTTTGGTCCCTCCCTGTTGGTGGACGAATTTGATGAAGGGGCGGCGTTCGCGCCCATGGTTTGGGTCCACATCGGCGATCTCGAAACCGGACCATTTGAGCCAGCGCGCGGACTGGATGTTGCGGGCATCGACCCAATTCCAGAGGTCGGCCCAACCGAACTGGTCGTGCCAGCGCTGGACGTAATGCGCGGTTTGTTTGGCGATGACGCGGGCGGCGTGGGGCTTCCACATCGCGGGCGTTCCCATCATCCAGACGACGCCATCAGGGGCGCATCCGAAGACGGAAACCGGCTCGTCATCGACGGTGATGACCCATGCGTCCTCCGACATCATGACGGACATCGTGAGCAACAGGACCGGATCGGGGTCGCCGATGGTCAGGAGAGGGTTGGTCGCGATCATTTCGAGGCGGTCACCGTCTCGGAGATTGGCGCCGATGTGTTCGAGCCAGTCGATAGTCTGCTCGTCCGACGTGGCGGCGAGGTCGTGGAATAGGATCATAGGTTGCGTGGGGGCGCCGCCGATGCCAGTAAACCGGTAACGGAGGTGCCTATGCGTTTGATGGTTTTGATTGCCGCACTTGCGGCGATGGCGACGCCTGTGACGGCTACGGCGGGCGATTGGCGATTGCTCTCGGTCGGGAAAAGCGGAGCGATTGCTGTCGATATGGAAGGCGTGCGCTCCAGCGGTAGCCGCCGCACTGGTTGGACAGCCCTCATTTTCCCCATGGAGCACGAGGGCATGGACTACATGCTCGTGCGCTATGAATGGGATTGTGCAGCCGAAACCAGCAAACGGCTGACATGGGTGGCCTATAAAGAGGACGGCATGAACGTGGGTCGCAACGACACACCGGAATCCACTGTTGTCGTCACGCCAGACTCGAATGAGGTCCACATTTTGAACGCCGTTTGCCGGAACGTATTCCAAGTTCCGGCGGAAGGCTGGAGCAGTGTGCGGACTTTGCTCGTGGACTACCGGACAGCACCCCCAACTTGAAACCTGACCCCGTAGGGTCAGGCTCTTGCGCGGTTGTGATAGAGGGCTTCCCATTCGGCTGACACGAAGGTCGATCCGACATGGGTGTCATTCACGAGACGGATGCGCGTGTGAATGTTCTGACCCATCACGAGGAAGCGATAGCTTCCTGTGTGGTAGCCGGGCTGGTTCAGCTTGAGGGTGTCAGAGCCGAGGGTTCGGCCGGTCATTTCCGCCAGCTTGGACGGGATGATCTCTTCGACCGTTTCGTCCGTGCCGTAGGGCGCGACCGCCACCTTGAAGTAGGCGGACCCGGTGTAGTTCACCGTGAAGGATCGCACCTGCGTTCGGCCGGTTGTCTTGGCCACGCCCGCGCTGTCGCGGATGAACTGCTTCGAGAACTCCAGCGCAAACTCATAGCCCTCGCCGACGATGACGGGACCGGCGATCTCGCTGTTCGGAACCCGAACTTCGGTGTCGCTGACCCACTCGTAGGACTGCGGATCGATCAGAGTTTCCGCACGGCCGGTAAAGGCGTTTGTGCGGACCATGCGGAAGCGATCTTTGACGGGCTTGAACGGCAGCACGAAGTGCGTCCGCTGTGCAGTCGGCGACAACTCTCCCTGCACCGCCGTTCGACGGTCGAGGTAGATGTCGTGATCGACGTTGGCGGGCGTCGCGCCGGTCTGAAGTTCGACCTTCTCCAGCCACAGGCCATCACCACGCTTGGCGACGATGTAGAGCAGCCCTTGAAGGTAGGTCGCGGCCACGATCTCTGTGCCAGAACCGAAGTCCCAGCGATGCCATGCCGACTGCGCCTTCTCGTCGGCCGACGACCAGTAGAACTGGTAGACGAAGATGCTTTGGGGCGACCCTTGCGTTAGAGCAAGTATCGCATTCAAATCATCCGCTGCAACGAGGGCATGGACGCCGCCCGGAATGAAAGTCGGACAGTGCGCGGTGACATCGGCGGCCGAGGTCGCATCCGAACCCGACAGGCGGGTGTATTCGCGGACGCTGGCATAGCCAGACTTCTCGACCGCGAAGTAGATTTCCGAGCCGCAAGCGGTCAGGCCCGCCTTGGTGTTGACGGTGTAGTTCGTCGCCGGGCGGATCGCGATGGACGCCGCCGTCAGACCGATTTCGCCGTTCGACAT